TTAATATTATTTAGCAAAATACTAAAAAAACGCGGTATATGGAAACCTTTGTTATTTAATTGTAATTGTAATAAATAAATTTATGAATTATAGAGAAGCAGGATTATATTGGATACATCTAGCTGCACATACTGACCCTATGACACAGGGTTACATAGGAGTTTCTAAATATCCTGAAGGAAGAATGTCTACCCATTTAAGACGCGCATCAGAAAATAGACATCACAATATTAATCTAATTGAAGCAATTAAAACTTTTGGTAAAAAAAAATTAATATGCGAAGTTTTAGTATATGGTTCTGAGGATTATTGTTATACTTTAGAACATGAGTATAGACCAGTTAAGAATTTAGGATGGAATATTGCTGAAGGTGGTAAAATGGGGGCAGGACCCAAATTTGGTGTACCCAAAAATAGAGAAAAAATCGAGGCTCGTAGAGAAGCAAAAAGAAAACAAGATGAAGAAAGGCAACGTAGGATTGAGGAAGGAAAACCTACCCCTGACGATATTATTTTTTGTAAAAAATTAAAAGAAAAATTAGAGTTGAACAAAAAAATAGAATTAGGAATTTCTTTAAACGAACCCATACCTGATAGAGTAATTTATTTCAGACCTATTTGCAAAAAATGTAATAAAAATTATAGTGCCATAAATTATAAAAAAGACGGTATAACTCATTATCGCAGCGTTTGTGATGAGTGTGGCAGTAAGAAAGCTAAAAACAAAAATAGAGTAGCCAACTGGGAGAAAAGCGGCTATAAAAAGAAAACTGTGTGTGACAGTTGCGGATTTAGAAGTTTATATCCATCACAAATGACGGTATTCCACATAGATGGAAATTTAAAAAACATAGCACTAAGCAATCTTAGAACAATATGTCTTAACTGTGTGGAAGTCGTTAAGCGTAAAGAATTAACGTGGAAGCGTGGAGACTTGACTATTGATTACTGATTCTAATTGTTTATGTAGATAATCAATAGTACCTGTATTGTCTAAGTGATAGGTATAACTTAATCCAACACTGCTGTACTCACTAGGATGTACTTTAAAGACTTCTTCAAGTGATTGAATCATTTGCTGTGGGTATTCACTGCCGTTGTTAAGTTTCTCAGCGTAAGTCACCCATTCAGGTTCTGTGCCACGATGTGTACGCATAGTTATACCACCTATGTTTTTAATGGCTTTAAGTTCATTTGGAAAACGACAATCTGTGATTACAATATCTTCATTAAGACTGCGTAGTTTATTTTCTAAACTAGCGATCCAAATATCTTGATGAAATCCTTGACGACAGACTTCGGTGCCCCAGTATTGTAATACCCATCTTGGGGTAAGATTTGGCATGTTTAATCTTGTAGCCCACCAAGTATCAACTTGTTCACGCCATTCACGACTATGTTTAGTTGAACCTTCTAGTAACTCACGGTCCCAACCAAATATAATACTAATTGCGTCTTTTAAACTTGCTGCGAAACTAAGTCGTTTAAAGCCATGAACCGTACAAAGATAATCTGCGGCAGTGCTTTTGCCTGAACCTATTAAACCTGTTATGCCTATAATCATTACACTAATATAACACAAGATGTTATAGTTGTCAATTATCCTTGAATCCAAGTTAATGGTTGACTGTAATCTTGATACTTGCGTAGATCATCAAGTAATCTATTTTGAAAGTCCATACCTTGTTGTTTCATAGCAGTACCGTTTAATGTTGTACCGCCACCTGGACCTGCGATACTTTGAAACTTCTCACGTGCTTCACCTAATATGATTTGGCAAGTAGCAAGTATAAAGTCGCCGATCCATACGCCAGCACCCGGGTCTTGTAATAATTCTAATTCAGGTCTTTGTACGTCAGCCCAAATTAATATACGTTCGCCGGTACCTTTAAAGTCACGGACTACTCTAAGTACTTTTGTTACAGGGTTAAATGTATAAACAAGATAGCCACCGAACATACGTGCTGCTAATTCTACATAACCTGCATAAAAGTCATATGTTGCCATACCGCCTGTATAGTTGTAGTTTAACAAGTATGTGTTAAGAATCGCACTACTGAATGGGTCAAAACTGCTTGAACTTGGACCTGTTTCTAAACCTATTGTTCTTCTGAATACTGATCTTACGTTAATAAACTCACTAGGCAACGTATAAGTGTCAACATTTTCAATAGCAGTCATTAACGTATAACTTTCTACAGTGGCATTTTGTGCACGTTGTCTATATATTTTAATAGCATATAGATATGCAGCCTCATAATGTTCAGGATCTAATTCAACATCTACAATTCCCTGACCCAAACGTAAGGCTATATTTTGAAATAAAGCCTGTTTCATTTGTTCTAAATTATACCCGTTTGGGGTATCTAAAGGATTGTTAAGTACGTTAATTGCCATAGTGAATTCCAATTTTGTAATACTATTTATTACAATAAATACTAAATCATGTTAATAAAAGACATAGAAGAAGAACTAACCAGAAAAGATATATCCAAGTATATGAAAGATTTGGGTTGGACTAAACTTGGTTCTGGAAATTATGGGGTAGTTTACGGCAAAAAAGATCATAACATGGTGGTTAAAATATTAGTATCAAAATACAATAACGATTCTATTCAATCGGCAGCAGAAAGTTTACAAGACAAATTTTTAAAATTTATAATTAAAAATCCTAATATTCATTATCCAAAATTCTATCAAACTAAAGCGGGAAATATAGCAGGACAACCGTTCAAAATGTATGAAATGGAAAGGTTAAAAAAACTCAGCCCAATAGAAGATTATGTTATAGGTTATATGGGCCAGTTAGCAGATTATGGTTATAGTCTTGAACAAATATATAATCACATACTTAGACAATTACACCCCGATGATGATATTTCAGTTATGAAATATATTAAAGATTATAATTATTTTAAAACTAAATTTCAATCATTATACAAAGCTATGGAGAAATTAATCGCCGGCGCAAATAAACTAGGTGTCGTTACTGATATTGCAGGCGATTATTATACCAACGTAATGAAGAGAGATGACGGAACCTTTGTAATTATGGATCCTTGGGCCGCATAAATCAAAGATCATTCTCTTTACGATTCTCGCTATGATATACGTCAAAACTGCCACCGGGGTAACGGCTTTCAAGTTTACGTACATTCTCAGCAATAACATCTTGCGGATCAAGATTTAAACTGCGACAGCAATTAATCCAATACCAAATCACATCGCCTAGTTCACGTTTTAAATGTACAAGTGTATGCTCATCAAGCATCTTACCTTGAAATAATATCTTTTTACAGATTTCCATAAACTCGCCGCTTTCACTACACAGTCCCATTGCGCCTGTTATAAACAGTGGCACGTTTAATTGTGGACCATGCATGTATTCGCCATTGGCGCCAAAGCCTTCCCAATTAGCATCTAGTCTGTCTAAACGAGTCATAAACTCTGTTAAGTCATTACTAGTCTCACTAGTTACGGCTCCAACAAAATCTTCGTACTTTTGTAAATCAATATCTTTCATTTCTTTTTCCTTTTTGTGTTTTTGTAATCATGAAAACCTTCATACCAATCTTTAGAATTTTGTGTATCTTCTTTACTTGGTCTTGCTTTATCATAAGGGTTATAGGGAATAAAAGATGCAGTTCTTTTAGCCCAATTATAACCCTCTAGATATGCTTGTGATTTTTCTTTTGCCATTAAAATGCCTTTAATATAATCATATTTTCATTAAAGCGACCTTTTGGTGTAGTCGCAAGTGCTTTAATATCTTTAAAGAATTTACGTGCAGCAGGCTTGCTACCCATAATCTCTTTGATTTGTGTTTCGGGTTTACGTAGTGTTTTAGTTTCACTTTCTTTTGTGTCAAAGCCAAGCAATAGATTACCTTTAACGGTAAACTCTTTACTATAGCTATCAGCGATAAAGTGATGTAGTTTGCGTTTAGCAGTGTCATAAACCCAAGCCTCACTTGCACCAATTAGTTTTACTGGATTGACACTATTAAGTTCAAGTTTGGTTTTAGTATCTTTGTATGTTTTAAGATACTTTAACTTACTCACACGCTTTTCGGGCGGTACTGCCTTTTTAGCACGTGGGGCTTTGTTAGTTTTCTTAACACTGACATAAGCGTTAAGGTCACTAATGATTTGTTCGCAATACTTAATTGCGTTTTTAATTTGGGTCTTGCCCAAATTATTGTAACCTTCAACTAAATCTTTGTCTTTACCTTTAAGTAATTCATTGTATTCATCTAAACGATCTTGCCATGCTTTAACTAACATTGGCACATGTTGTGGAAGTATGTTACGTTTAGATAATTCTTCAACGACTTTACTTTCAAAATCTTTTGGATAGCCGTTAGTGAAAAATTCGTCAAAGTAACCTTCAAGTTCGCCACCTGCTTCCAATGTACGATCACGCATAATCTCTTGTACATTGGGTCGATTTGGTTTTTCTTCATCAGTAGTGTCAACAGCAACAGTATCCATTAGTCGATTGATTTCAACATCAAGCCCTGATTTGTGCTGCTCACTTAATGTAAGCCCACGCAATGACATACGAGCCATAAAGCCTGTAGTTGGGTACACAATACTGTCACTTACTTTACGAAAACGTTTAGCGTCTTTGTCACGCCCGTTATGTTCCAAATATTGCAATAACAATTCCTTACTTTCTTTGTTTGTAAAAAAGTAATTGTACCAATTTAATGCCTTGATCACTGCAAATTGGTATTCGCTCTCACTGGGCTGTTTGTCAAATTTGGGTTCAGTACCCAAATATTTGGCATCGTTTTGAGATACCTTAAGTTCTTTAATGTCAGACTTCATTATACTTCTCCGTACAGGGCTATCACACTATATAATATTATATACGATTTTTGGGCATTTGTCAAGCATTATTTTACAAGTAAATATACGATAAATAACTATATGTTTACTGATTCTAAATATAAAAAATGGTACTTCTCTATTATCGAGAATGCAAAAAATAGACCTGTGGTTGGTTACACCGAGCGCCATCATATTTTGCCTAAATGTTTAGGTGGAAAAGACACCGATGATAATTTAGTAAATCTCACAGCTAGAGAACATTTTATATGCCATTGGTTATTAACAAAAATGGTCACCGAAACCAAATCAAAATATCAGCTATGGAATGCATTTAGTTGTATGCTGTACAGAGAAAGACCGGGCCAAGATAGATATAAAGTATCAGGTAAGATTTTTGAATGTATTAAAATTGCCGGCGCTAAAATAAAAAGTGAAAAATTCAAGGGTGAGAATAATCCAATGTTTGGGAAACGAGGATCGTTAAATCCAAATTTTGGAAAGAAATGGACAGAGGAGCATAGAGTAAATGCTAGTATTTCTCATTTGGGACAAACAAGAACAATAGAATCTAGAAAAAAACAATCTGAAAAGACCAAAGGGCGCAAACAAACTATAGAGCATATAAACAAACGTTCTAGGTCAGGAGAAGAGAATCATATGTATGGTAAAAAATTAAGTCCTGAAACAATTGCAAAAAGAACTGCTACGTTAAAGGCAAATAAATTGGCTAAAAAACTAGCCGTAGGAGTTTAACGTGCCTAGGCTCAGCCTATACCGCCCGCAGAAAACCTCAGATTATGACTTCTTTGACAGGAATATATCAGAGCAGCTTACTACTGGCGGCACTGACTTATATATTCATAAGTATTTGGGTCCTAGCAATCAGGGTCCTAGTACAGACTACACGCAACCCCAATATGATACACTAAACCCTAAAAACATTCAAGACCTATTGTTTTTGGAAAACCGTGATCGTACATACGATACTAGCATTTATAGATTACGCGGACACTACAACGTACAGAATTTAGATTTTGATTTAAGTCAATTTGGTTTATTCTTAAACAACAATATTATTTTTATTACTGTTCATTACAATGATATGATTGAACAAGTAGGTAGAAAGTTAATGGTAGGTGATGTAATTGAATTGCCACACTTATTAGATTATGACCCATTAGATAGTGCTACAGTGCCTGTACCATTAAAACGCTTTATGCAAATTACAGATGCTAACTGGGCTAGTGAAGGATTTAGTCCTACATGGTATCCGCATTTGTGGCGTATTAAATGTGAACCACTTGTTAGCAGTGAAGAATTTTCGCAGGTACTTACTGCACCAACAAACACAGACAACTATCTTGGTATATTTGATCCAGCAAAAACTTATCCACAAGGTTATGTAATTACATATGGTGGTGTAAATTATAAATCATTACAACCTGTACCAGCAGGTATTACTCCACCGAATAGTACATATTGGGCAGTAGATACTAATCCTACACTAAACACAATATTAAGTACATACAATACAAATATTGCTATTAACGATGCTGCATTACAAGAAGCAGAAAGAGAAGTTCCTGAATCAGGCTATAACAATAGTAACCTTTATGTTGTTCCAACATATGGCGCATATGAAACTGATGCGCAAGGCAATACATATCTAACATATGAAGATGGACAGCCTGCACCTCCTATAGATGTATTAGTTTACGATGGAACTAATCCTTCAGCAACTCTTGGTACTATAGAATTTGTAAACAATCCTAACTATAAATTTTCTAGTCCTGTTATTAGAATTAGTAAGTTAGCATTAGATAATCTAAGAAAAACTGCTCCTTCTATTAATAAATTTGTACAAGCACATTTGCAAATGGAAACACTTGCCCCTGAAAAGTTAGGCAACAATTCACAATTTGTAAGCGGCGATAAAGTATTAGTATTTGAAACAACATTTACTACTATCACAGGCCCATATGGTACTGCCGATAACACTTATGCAACTGCTGATCAGAACCCAGTTGCTCCTGGTTTTACAGGCAATATCACACAACAAATGGACTATCGTGCAGACTGCGATCCTCGATTCCAATATATTGCACGTTATTCACCACAATCGTTTGGTTACAGTGCAGGTTACTTAACTGGTTCTGCTAATGCTCCAAATGGATTCCCTGTTAATGCAGGTATAGCTTTCCCACCAAACCCAGCAGTTGGCGACTATTACTTACGTATAGATTATATGCCGCAAATATTGTATCGTTGGGACGGTAAACTTTGGGTAAGAATCAGCGAAAACGTGAGAACACAAACTGGCTTTGCTGATAACACAAATACTTCACAACTTTCAGGCTTCATAAATAACTCAAACACAACTGTGCTTACAAACGGTACAACAACTACGCAAGCACAGCCGTTATCAGGAATACTTACACAAAGTCCTCCTACATTACCACCAGTAGTAGATTAACATATGGCACAATTTTTTTACGATAATCAGATACGCAGATTCTTAATTCAATTTGCAAAAATCTTTAGCAATTGGCAAGTTACATTTGGCAATGATCCAGCTGGTAACCCTATCTATGTTCGTGTACCTATTATGTATGGCGATCAAAGTCGTCAAGCAGCTACTGTAATTAATAATAACAGTGCAAGTACATTGCCAACCGCGCCAATGATTACTTATTATATCAGTGGTTTAGAATATAATCAAAAATGGACAACTGATCCTACATTTGTAGATCAACTGCAAGTGAGACAACGCCATTATAATGATGAAACTCAACAATACGAAACCACACAAGGTCAAGCATTTTCAATTCAACGTTTAATGCCAGTACCATATACATTAAAAATAAATGTAGACTTTTGGACTACAAACTATAATCAAAAATTACAATTGATTGAACAATTAGGAACATTGTTTAATCCTGCACTAGAAATACAAAGCACTGATAACTTTATTGACTGGACTTCATTAAGTTCAGTATTCCAAGATGGATTAACATTTACAAGTAGAACTATTCCAATTGGCAATAATAATCCTATTGATATTATGACTTGGAAGTTTTACATGCCTATATGGTTAAGCACACCTGCTAAACTTCTTAAAATGGGTGTTATTGAAAAAATCATTATGTCTATCTATCAAGGTAATGCATTACAAGATATACAAAATGATGACTTGTTATTAGGCACTAGATTAAAAGTTACACCATATGGATATAAGTTATTGTTGCAAGGCAATATGTTACAATTACTTCCTGCTAACGAACCTTTCTACCCTGCAAACACTGATCTTAATAATGTAACACCTCCTGATACAGATTTATATTGGACGGCGTTATTAAACGTTTATGGAACAATACGTCCTGGTATCAGTCAAATATGGCTAGAGAATCCTTATATGGATACAGACATTGTAGGTACAATTGTTCCAAATCCATTAGATGATAGATTCTTAATTTATAATATTGATCCTGACACATTACCTCAAAATACATTAGATCCTATCAATGCTGTAATCAATCCACAAGTCACAGGTCCCAATGCAGGATTACCCGGACCTGTTCCAGGTATCAGATATTTGATTGTAGAACCAATTGGTGCAGTTGATAGCCCTACTGTTTCATGGGGACCAGGCTTTGTAGCAAACGCTAATGATATCATACAATATGACGGTACTACAAATGAATGGTTTGTAGCATTTGATAGTCAAACAGATACTACGCCGCAGTTTGTTACTAATTTAGCTACTAATATTCAATATAGATATGTTCAAGAAGAACAAGTGTGGATGAAATCATACGAAGGCTGGTATGATCAAGGAAATTATAGCATCGTAATTTAATTCTTAAATAGTACATCACACGGAGATTAATATGAGTATTGAAGAAGAAAAAGTTAGAACACAGATTTGGGTATTAAGATTGATGGCTATCGTTTTAGGTAGCGTATTAGTATCTACTGTATTAGTAATGTTAGTAGGTTTATTTGTACCTAACACTGTAGTTGATAACGCTGAAATCTTTAAGATTTTAGGTCCAGCATTTAGCATGGTCGTTGGAGCATTTGTAGGTTCATTCGCTACTATGATGGGAATGAAAACAGAAACTTTTAATCCTAATAGTAAACCAAATAAAACAATCATCGAAGAAAACATTAACGAGCAATAATGTTTAATGTAGCCGCCGGTATATTCTTTTACTGCAAAAGTACAAATCGTTTTTTGTATTTGATGCGTAATGATAAAAATTATAACTGGAGTATACCTGGCGGTAAAATTGAAAAAGACGAAACACTGTTAGATGGTCTTAAAAGAGAATGTTTTGAAGAAATGCAATTCTCTGATATAACAAAATTAATTCCAATACAAAAATTTGTAAACAATACGTTTACATATCATACTTTCTTTTGTGCTGTTGAAAATGAATTTATACCCATATTAAATGATGAACATTGTGGATATGCGTGGGTAGGTGAAAATCAATATCCTAAACCATTACATAGTGGATTATTTAGTACTGTTAATATAGATTTAGTGCAAGAAAAATTAAAAGCACTTATTGAAAAATAATTACATTCCTAACATTTTACTAATTACGTGAAATCCTAATGCGCCTGCTGTAGCAGCACCGCCCATTACCATCCAACGCCATTTTTCTAAACTGTTAATTTTACTATTAACTTCTTTATGTTGTTTTTGATTTTCTTCTTGGAAATTACGTAGTGTGTCGTGTATTTTATCGAAATTATGTTCTACTTTATCATCAAGATTGTCAACACAATCTTTTAAATCAACAAACTTCTGGTCCAGGTTTGACACCTGGACCTGAAGTACAGCAATATCTGTTTCTGTTTTCACTTTGTTGATACGTGCTGCTGCTGGCATGACTATTAAGTGTTGTTAATAGTTACGATAGGCTGAGGTTGTCCACCGTATGTGTTGCCTGCGTATGCTGTACCAAATGTAGCGATGACATCTGGATATACATTAGACAATACAGCTAAACCTGTACCTGAACCACCTGCGCTAGCTGCTGTGAATGTTACACCAGTCATGTTACTAGCTGATCCAATTGCTGTCCAGTTAGTATTACCTGAGTAGTAAATTGTGTATACTGAACCAGGTGTTAATGAACCATCTGCAACTGTTGCTGGGAACACTTCACTTTGATAATCACTTAATGAATATACATACTCAGTTGATGGAGTTGCTGTTGTAGCAATAATTGACATTGTGTTTGGTCCCAATGATGCGTTTGCTACGTTTGCTGTATAAGCAGGAGCTGTAATACCAGTTACTGTACCGTGTACAAGATATTTTGATTTGCCTTTTTGACGAACAATATATCCTGCTTCTGGAAGTGCACCTAATAAAGGATCACCGTAACCATTGAATCCTGCAGCATTGTAATTTGAGTTAGCACTCAATACTGCTTGGTTTTGGATAGCATTTGCTGTTACGCTCGCGTTTGATGCTAAAGCAACGTTTGGACCACCTGGATATGCAGCAACTGTAAATGCAGCAGCGTTTGGAATATTTCTTACGAAATATGTACTGTTAGCTACTAAGTTACCAAATGATGTATCAAATATAACTGGATCACCTGCTACAAGAGTTTGAGCATTGCCAGAAGTACCAATAACGTTACCGGTAGCAGTACTATTAGCAACTGCAACTGTTACATTACCTACATTGTTTGATACTACACCTAATAAATTTAAGCTGTAATTATTTGGTGTGCCTTGATAAGCATAAAGATGTGTACCATTTGCTATGTTAGCAAAGTCAGTACCTAAACCAACAATTGTAGCACTAGCATTACTTGCAAAAACTGTACCAACTAAGTTGGCACCGAATGCTACGTTTACTAATGTTTGTTTACCAAACTGTGCTGTGTTACCACCTACAGCACCATATGATGTATTGTTTGTTGCTGTATTTGAACCATTTGGATTACTGAATCCATAATCAATCAAACCAACTGTTAAAGCAACTGATTGGCCTGTTGTGTTAGTAATTGATGGATATGTTCTTGGTTGAACACTTAATTCTGTTGCTGAAGCACTGAATGTATTGTTACCTAAAATGTTTTCAACATAATATGTTGTGCCAGCAACTAAGCCGCCAACGTTTGATGCTACAGTGAATGGCATGTTTGGAAGAATGCCTTCGCCTGCAGTACTTGTATAACCACTAGCTGGTTGTTTAATATTTTGTGACACGGTTACTACGTAACCTGCCGCTGTTGTAGCAGTAAGTGTCAATACTGCTTGCGACTTTGCTATTTTAATCGGACGTCCCATTTTTTTTCTCCTTATATGTGGGTTCTAGCCACTACGCGGTGGTATCCGCGTAAGTCATTGCAACCATGCAATGAACAATACTATTTATCACATTATGGGATTAATACAGTCTTATAATCTGCCAACAGCAATTTCAATAATGCCGTCATTGCCGTTATAATCAGCTAGTGCTTTGCCTATTACAGTACCGATTAGTGGACTACTACTTGGTCTTGCGTATCCATTGCCACCTGATATTAGCATATCACCTTTGGTAATTTTGCCTCTTACTTTACAAGGCACACGACCTTGAAGTGCTAATACTACTGGGTATTCAGCATTTATGCCACTGTTCATAACATAAGCAGGATTTGTACTTACTACACCGGCAATTCTGTTTGTGCCATCTTCAGCCATAGTTACTTCATTTATGCCACCAAACATTAATACAGTACCCGGTTCATAATTGCTATCACTACTATAATATTCACCCAAGTCAGCGTATGTAGCTGTTAGCTTACTTCCTGCGCTAAGTGCCCAGTTACCAGTAATTGTGCCTGCTGTTGTGTTTGCACCTGCGTTTATAATAGTAATATTGTTTAATGTATTAATATTATTTTGAGTGTTCCCCATTACAGTAGTTGCTTGCGATACTGTGCCGGTCACGTTGCTTCCTGCTACACTATTAGCTACCGCAGCATATCCTACTTGACCGCTAACGTTTGCTCCTGCTACAGCATTTGCGGTTGCGGCATAAGATACTTGACCACTAACATTAGCACCTGCTACTGAATTTGCTGAACTTGCCACCGTGGCACTACCTGCACTAGTGGCATATGTTGCGTTTGCTACAGTACCACTGACATTTGCACCGGCAACTGCGTTGGCAGTAGTCGCGTATGCAACTGCACCTGACACATTTGCACCTGCCACTGAGTTAGCTGTAGATGCATATGAAACCGCACCTGACACATTCGCACCAGCAACTGAGTTAGCTGTGGTTGCATATGTAGCCAATCCAACTGCACCACTTACGTTACCGCCAGCAACTGCATTGGCAGTAGTCGCGTATGCAACTGCACCTGATACATTTGCACCTGCTACTGAGTTGGCAACTGCGGCATAACCTACTTGGCCGGTGACATTAGACCCTGTTAAGCTAGTTAACCCAGAACCATTAGCATACAATACCATTGATGCAGTATTGACTGATGAAGTTACATTCAAAAGTGTTGTTGCAAAAGAAACTGACCAACCAGTATTCCATTGTGAAGCTGCATAGTTACTATAACCTGCTTGGAATTCAGTTACGAATACTTGAGGGTAACTCCATACTGTGCTTGTTTCACCGATATAAATGCAGCAATATGTGCCATCAAATCCAAATCTTACATTCAAGGCGGGACGAGAATTCGTAGTAATATCAGCAAAAGTACTATACCATCCCGAGGATGGTAAATAGTTATATCCACCTAGATTAATTTCAAACGCTTGACCATCATACGTATAAACTGTAACGGTCATACGCATCATGGTATTTGTAAAACCTTGAGGTAATGTAATCTTTATTGCACCAGTTACGGCACTAGTGGATGTAGCATAAGATGCTCCGCCTGGATTGACAACACGCAATGCATAACCAGTACCAGAAACGTCTGTTATGCCAGCAGTAAACACCCCTGTACCAGCACCAATGTTACCAACATTAGCGTTACCTGATACGTTAAGAGAAGTTAGTGTACCAACGCTTGTAATGTTTGGTTGTGCATTTGTTGTTAAATTACCTGATATACGATTAGCAGTTATATTGTTTGTAGCAAAAAAATTGTTTGAAAAAATACTTCCTGTATTTGGATTTGATACAGACAAATTACTTACAGTTAATATAGAGTTAGCAAAGTCATAAGTTAAACTTGCACTACCTGCTAATAAGTTATTATTGTTATATTGTATAGATGTGGTTGATCCGGCTGCTGCTGAGTTACCACCTGAGCCACCAATAGATGAAATGGCTCTACCACCTGTTGCGTATACGTTAGCAGTACCATATGCATTGGTTAATCCTACTGTACTTCCTCCTGGAGTTAGTGACACAGTAATAACGTTAGCTGAATTTGTTAAAATATAATAGGTAGTATTTGCCTGAATGCCGCCAAATGTTGTGCCTATAAATTGAATACTTTCACCTGTAGAAAAAGGTACTGAGTTTGACAATAAAATACCTGAGTTGCCAGCAAATGTATTAGACACTGCTGAATAAGGGAAAGCTGTATAACTTGATGAATTTATTAAGTTAGATGTATTACCATCTTGGGTAGTACATAAATTAAATGTATTAGAAGTTACAGGAACAACATAATAGACTTGACCATTAAGCTGTGTCATTCCAGGAACATTAGTAATTGTTACAGCAGCTCCTTTAGTGAAATAGTTATCTTGTGTTGTAGTAACTACTGCGGGATTAGCTTTTGTAACATCTTGAATATATGCTGTTAGTGTTGTTTTAGGTGCCCAACTTAAATTTCCGGTACCGTCAGTTTGTAATACATAACCAATAGCTCCGCCACCAATGCTTACATTGCTAACATTACCTAAATTAATGTTTCCACCTGCATTTCCACCTGCATTGACCCAATTGGTTCCGTCAAATGCTAGTACTTCTCCTGTACTTAATGATGATGCGGTGATATTTAAATTACCTACAGCACCTGTAATTTGATCAAATGCAATATTTGAATAAGAAGTTAATACTTCAATATTCTCAGCAGGGGTAGTTTTACCAATAAACAGTTGTTTAGTATCTGTTGCCCAGCCAAATTCGGCTTCGTTAAGTTGCGGTAAATCTACAAGATTACCGGATCTTTGTTGGATTTGGGAAATTTGTACAATAGCCATAGTTTTAATATACTCGTATTAAAACTATTTATCACTTTGGAAGAGTTAACGGCTATAAAAATTTGGAGTAGTATTCTTCTAGTCTTTTAAACCAAAGGTCAGTATATTTGTCAAATTCTACACCCTGAAGTACAAATTCTTGGTATACATTATCAGCACTACACATAAAGATCACGCCTTTACGGATCTCTGTATTCCAGACTTTGTTATGAGCATTAGCATATGCTGCTAATTGTAGAAAATAGTCCTCAATCCATTCGCGTTTTTTTGGCTTGTTAGTTTGCTTATGGTCCATTATACATTCTACGTTATCGTGAATACCAACTAAGTCTGTGGTTCCTGCGTAAATGTCAGGATAGTATAAACTAACTTCTGTGCCCCAGTATTCCTGACATTTACTTAATCCCTCAGATATAATTGTATGGGCCATTGTATGACTTTGTAGACTATATGGATTACTGCCAGGCTCCCCGGTCTCACCTGTTTTGATATAATTTTCAAGCCACTTATGCATACGTGTGCCGCGACCCGCAGCTTCAGTTGTAATTTGTCGTGCCTTTTCTTCGCCTACACGTTTGCGCCATTCACGCAATGCTTTTTTGCTTTCTTCTGGTTTGGTAGCGTCTAATATTGTAGTAACACTAGGAACACGTTCTCCGTTTGGGGTTACATAGTGTCTTGAACCGTTTAGTGTTTCTCTTTTTAATTGATCGTAGAGATATTTGTTAGGATTATACATTAAGTTATTGTATCAAATACTTATTTAGATGTCAATAAAAATAAATAAACTCATGAATATTTTGGTGTCTGGTTGTAGTTTTACATTTTGTCACAACGATGGTGGTAATTGGACTGGATCATATGTGCCGAACCATTGGCCTAATCATTTAGATAAAAGATTTAAAGTTACTAATATTGGCAGATTTGCTGCCAGAAATCAATATATTGCAAATGGTGTTATATCAGAATTATCACAGAAAGATTATGATCACGTTTTAGTTATGTGGTCAGGTCTTACTAGATTAGATATTTTAACAGATGTTTCAGATTCAACATGGCTTGATATATTAAAAGAATATCACTTTTATGGTGTTTTAAAAAATACAAAACTAGCATATGTATTCAGTGGTGGACTTAATGGTAGTTGGAGAGACGCCGATTCATTAATTAACAAAATGTTTAATAACACTTATAAAATGAGTAGCAGACCAAGTTTGGCTACCAATAGTCTATTAGAAATGATAAAATTACAAAATTATTTAAAACACAGAAATATAAATTATCATTTTATGAGTTATGTAAATTACTGGAACGACAAAGAAAATCTTATAAATGGAAATTTTGGATTATTTCAGTATCCTGAACTTCAATATTTAATTAAACAAATAGATTTTTCAAAATGGATTTTTTCGGATAAGCAATATAACGGAGTATATGAACTTGCACTAAAAAATAATGATTTTTATGATGATAATTTTCATCCTGGTCTTTCCGCAGATAAAGCCTGGGCTGAACTTATAAATTCTTACTTATATTGATATTATTTTGTTGACTAATTCCTTAGCTACAACATTGTTATTTTTTCTATATGTGTGTAATTCTTGATTATGTATTAATATAGGCAACATTTCATATAACATAACACTTAATTGTTCTTGGCTAAATGAATTCAATCGTTTTACTTCATTTAATATTTTGTTAAATCTAAGATCATCGTCTAACTCAACATCATAACTTTCATCTATCCATTTATTAAATGTCTTATAACCTAAATTATGTAATGTTTGTAATGTTCCGCGTTCACCTATTATGATAAAAGGTTGCATAGTAGCTATAGGTTTAAATGGTTTTTCATTAAGCTGTAAATGATTAAAATCAGTATGAAAATAACTCATTGGAATAATATTAATATAACTTGACAAATGCAATTCTGTGTTAGTGCTGAGTGATAAAAAATCAGTTAATATTTCATTAAATTTTAATGGATTTAAATCTAATTGTTTTTCTTTTACAGTTACAATTTGGTTAGTAACGGGATCACAGTATGTACCAAATTGGGTAGACACATAGGAGGTATTTTCTAACTCAGGTATTCTACATAGATTATCTACAAAACGTAATCTAAAATCTCTGGCTCTTCCGCCTAAATATAAAAATTTTTTATTTCTTATTTTTACATGTTTAATACTTTCAATTACTGGTTTATTGTTAATTGTGGAAATAGTGTGTTCAAAAACGTTAGCACAAAACCCTATTAAATTGAATTTCTTTAACGCAGATTCTAATTTATAGTTAGTATCAGTATAAATTATTGATGACGTAGAAATGTTTAAAAATTTAGCTGAACCATTTATTAAATCAGGTATATTTTTGTTACTTCCTTGACTTATATTAAAACTATCTCCATTACTTGAAAACAGTAACTTAGCTTTGTTATTTTGTAGATCAGCTATGTATTTTGGATTAAAATAATTACACTTTAGAAACCAATGAAAATTATCTATATTAGCTAATAGATAATAAAAATCCTCTGAGGGCTCAGTTATAAAGTTTGTGTCAATAGTTTTTAATAAGTTTATTAAATGTTGATTATTAATATTAGCATAATCACCAGTTTCTAAACTAATCGTTAGTATATTCAAATGTTATTTTGCGGCCCTTTGTGCCATTTGCTTTACTACTTTCTTTTGATCTTCTGGAGCAGGAGGAGGGCTGTCTAAAGCAGGTTCTTGTTTTTGACCTTTAAATGTTACTTTATCACCTTGAATATTGGTAATGAAATTACCCATAGGTTCCTGCTTAATCATATTATATAAATCTTGTTTATCTAATATAACATCATACTTTCTATAGTAATCAAGTAATTCATCAACAGTCCAATTTGGCTTGACTCTACCTAATTTGATATAGGTTGTCAATTGGTCGCTAAGTGCAATTATTTTAGCGACAAGTGGCTGTTCATCTAATTCAAAGAGAAACATTGTTATCTCTTTTCACGACCAACCTTGGGTGCTGGCATTTCTTCTGGTTCTTCTGCTGGAAGTTCAGGAGCCTCTTCAGGTGGCATTTCTTCTTGCGATGCCATAACGTCAGCTTCTTCTCCAGGAATTTCTTCTGCGCCAGGAGTAAATGCTTCTGGGCTACCGCCTTGACCTGTAATGCCATTTAATGCATTTGATAACGTAGCTTTAGATTGTGCTAATGCTTGACTTAAACCGGTCAATGCTTCGTTAGCTTGTTGATTAAATTGTGTGCTTTCTTGTACACCAATTTCACTTTGAATGCTGTCTGTTAATGCAGGCAATTCTTTTACCATCATATCACTGACTTCTTCAATCATTTTTTGTACACTGTCAACCATGTCTTGCGCAGCTAAAATAACTTGTGATTTTTCTACTTCTTCGTTTTCAACAACGATTCTTGCAGTGCGAGGTTTATTATTAATAATATGCTCTGTTAAAGCCTGTTCCATGAATACTAGTTTCATATATGAAGGCGAACTTTGATTTTCATAAAAGTCTTTGCTTGTTCTCATTTCTTGTTTTAAGCCTTGTACTTTTTTGAGCATTTTGGTAGCTGCGTCTTTGTTTAAATTTGATGGATCAAATTTATAATCAAAGCTTTCTTTGAGAGCTTTTACCGCATAATTTTTTGAATCTAAATCGTTGAGTTTCATAATGTGTTTCCAATCCTATAATATATTTATCAGAATCCTAAGATATTTTGGTCTTAATTTTGTCAAATTTATCTTTTTGCCAACGCATTGAAGTTATAAGATAGTCGTTCAATTCACTTAATATCATTGACTTTCTATATTTAGTTTCCTGTATCTTGGCTAGATAAATGAATTTATCAGACGAATCCTTAGATTTTTTTAATTTTTGTTGTAATATAGCTAAACTAACCTTAATACCGGACAATTCAATGTCTATTTCGGGTAGTCGATTGGCTTCTTTTACCCTAATATACTTGTCATATGTGCACCAAGCAATAGCTATTTTTAAGTCTGATACTATCGGGCACTTTTTCCATGGTTCCTTAATAGTTTTAATTTCAAAACAATCATCTTTGGGTGTTATGCTATATTTTCCAAATGCCAAATAACTACCATCGCTAACCTCAAGTAGCATTATATCTTTTAGGTCTTTAGATATTTCTTTATCAAAAAACTTTTTAATTTTGTTGATTTTGTTCATGGTATACAAAGTAAATGTTTCTGAGTTCAGGGCTAGTATCTAAAAAATTACTGAGTTTATCAAATTCTGTACCACATTTAATCATAGGTACACCATCACAGTCATTATAGAGTGCTCCCAATTTTCCATAGTCATTATCAAACACGCTAGGGTGTTGTATTATAAAATCAAATGTCCAAACGTTTACTAAATCTTTATTTAATTTTTTATATAAAAAACCAAATTCAGTGTTTTCGAAATATGTTTTGTTAAATACAGGTGGCGCTACTAGCTCGGGCTGACTACGTAAACTTATAGCTTGTACAATAGTATCTAAATTTGCTTGAGTATTACGTTTATATAACCACTCATCATCCGTGTTACTAGGACGATTTCTGTTTAACACGTTTGTTTGTTTTATATCAAATAATGTATAACAGGTAATTATATAACTCATACTGTATTTAGAGGCAAAAAAAACCAGAGAATAAATCTCTGGTTCTTTTTATAGTTAACAAGTAACTATTATTCGTAATCAACCAATGTGTTAAATGTAGCAACTTGTGTACCAGATACGTTAGCATAACCTGTTGCTGTGTTAAGAGCAGAAGTTAAGTTTGCTGGGCTTGTGCCACCATTTGTTGATGCAACGTTTGACCATGCACCTGTTGGGTAAACAGCTAAACTGATGTTATCTTGTTGTGTGTTACCACCGCCGCCGGCGTTAACTTGATAAATCATAACTGTTGCTAATTGTTCAACTGTACGAATAACTGTTTGAGTTACTGTGCCGTTAGCTTGTACGTTTGCAACTACAAAGTTGAAGAAGTCAAGTTTTGGACCTTGTGGTTGAACTACTGAACCGCTTGTGTTTGTGTTAACACCAGTGTTTGTATACGAAGCATAGTCTAAGTTTAATACTGGTTGAAAGTCACCATTTGTACGTGTAAATTGTGCCATTTTGAAAATTCCTTAAGTTTGTTGAAGCCTACTGCTTCATATCTGTATTTACACTTTTTTCAAAAAAAGTCGGTTTTATGGTATCTTTTTGGTGCATTTTTTAAGTAATCGTAACTGGTACTAGAAAGGAACTTATGTTTAAAACCCAATTAAATGATGATGCTATGTCCAAACTGTTAAGGGGGAAACATAAATGCAGAGGAAATTGGAAATTAGTTTAACGACCCTGAAGGTTCTGTCTACTAAAGCCCATACGATCTACAAATTTTAGCCCGTTGGCAACAAAACCCTCTTGACTTGCTGTACCATCATTGAGATAGCCTTGTACAGGGCTAGATTTTGCTGCTTGATTCAATTGATGTACGATTTTCTCTTTTAGATTGTATAAATCAATCCATACTGTAAATGCACCAACTACGCCTCTTTTATTTTGTTTCAAGTGGTTAGTTAATTTTTGTTTCATAACAGCAGTCATGGGACGTGCTTCAAAATATTTTACAAATTCACTGTATAAGTTTTTAAGATTGCCTTCTTTGACTTTTTTATTAATAAAAGTAGTAAACAATTGATTAAATGTATTTCTAGCTTGTGGTGCAGTAGTCATTAATTGTTGTATGTCTGCCCCGTATTTTGTAATATCGTCTTTAGTTTTCTTTACTAATTTTGCATCAGCTTTTAATTTAGGTGCAGCTGGCATAGCACTTGGAATAATAGCTACGTTGTTATTATTTTTAAGATTACCAATTCCACCATTTAATGATACTGCTTGATCAGTGCTATCAGCATTAGGATCAATATATTGATGTACAGCAATCCCTGCTACTTTTTTAGTCATTAATTTACCCAGTTCGCTGTTTGGATCTACTGTATATGTAATGCCGTTAGGATTAGCTTTGAATGAGTATAATCCATTATTATTTGGTGTTAACGGTTTATGAAATAGTAAATCTCCCCAATAATAACCTTTAGTGCCTCTACTCTCTATTTCTAAACCAGACCATATCTCACTAATTATACGTTCTAATTCGCCGCGATTTACACCTCTAGCTGCATCATATTGTGCAAAGTCAGCAGGACTATAAATTTTACGACCACTGCCATCTTTTTTGTTGAACATATGTTTGTCCATAATGCTAAATTTACCATTAGGGCCACGACCAAAAATCAATGCAGGATATCCATCCCATTTAATAGAAATGTTATTAGGATTTTTTGCTGTAGCAAGTATGTTGTTTAATGCTTGATTAGCACCTGCAACATCTTGTAAAAAGACTAAATCTTCAGGATGATCTAAATGTCCTTTGTCTTCTACTAATTTTATATTAGCTAATTTGTCACTAAGATTGCGCAATGATTCTGTTAAGTTCATATTATTTTTTGTTCTGTTGTGCAAGCATACGTTGTTTTGCAGCAGCCATTCTTTGTAGAAATTCAGGAGAAACTTTTGGTTTTTGCTGAGGAGTTGTAGGTTGTTGTGTAGGTTGCTGTTGTGGTTCTTGCGCCGTTGCTATCCCTTTTGCTATATTTGAATTAGTATTTTGTACTGTATTCGGTGCTACAGTAGGTTCAGGAGTAGCTACCTTTGGTTGTTCATTTGGTGGTACAGTTACCCATTGACCTTGAACATTTTTAACTTTAGGTTTTGGTTGTGCAGGTGGGACGTTTTGAGCAGTTTGTTTTTGCCAAGTATTATCTAGCCATTTAATAGTTTCTAAGCTAGTAACTGGTTTATTACCTACTTTCCAACCATTTGGTCCCTTAGTATAAACATCTCCACCTATTTCTAATGTTGGTGCTTCGGCGCTAGCTGGTGGTGCGGCACCAGGTAAAGGGGCTACCAACTCAGGGTGTAATCTAGCCATTCTAATTTGATTTACGTCTGTAATATCAGGTTTTTCAACTTTCTTTTTTAATGATGATAATTCATCAATAGCTGTAACTGCTAATCTACGTCCTAAATTGTTAATAGATGTTTCGAGATTTGCTTCTGCATATGGTACCTTTTTATTAACATTCATTGCATCTTTAATAAACGACTGTATTAATTTTTGATATTCAGGATTAGGTTTTAAATATCTATTGTAAATTACTGAGTATCCTGTTTGCGGATCATGCGGTAAAGCATCGCTTAATGCTCTATCAATCCATTTTTCCCATTGTTCAGGTTTTTTATATGTTGATACAATTGCGCTATCTTCTTGCATAGCATTTTGTATGTCTTGCGCAAATTCTTTTGCGTATTTTGCTAAAACACCAGGAGTTTGCTGTGATAAAGGAACTTGTGAGGCTTTTGCTGCGTTAGCTGCGGCATCTGCTTCTTTTTTACGTTGTAATTTAGAATATTGGTTTTTACCAAGTAATCCGGTAGCTCGTAAAGGGTCAAGCAAACCTTCATTAAATTCTTTAAATCTCATCCTTCTTCCTTAAAGATTTTGCGAACCTGCGTTGGTCCTTACTCTTTATGGAACTAAGTAATTTCTTTTCTAGAATTTCTGCCTTTTCAACAGAGTAATGCTTGCCTATTAATTCTAATAAATTAATAGCACTTGCAATTACATTATTAGCACGACTTTCTATGACATGGTTAATATCACGGCTGCTACCAATGGATTCTAATTCTTCTAACAGACTTCTAGTTTTTTTCTGCATACGTAGGTCCTATACTGTATTTATCGGATTTTATAGGAATCTATTTGTTTAGTTGGTTCAATAAACTCTTTAATTTGGAGCTTTGAACATCAGCTACGACCTTTTTAGTTTCAGGTTCTATACTATCGGTTATAGTTGAAACCGTCTTAATTTTACTCATAATGTCATTAGCTGAGGGCTGAGGAACTGTAGAATTGTCAGAATTTTCTTCAGGGTCTGTAATTCTTAGAGTATCTACGTCAAATGCAAGTTCAATCTTTTGACCTACACCAGAACTACTACGAGTTTTCATTAATTGTAACTGATATTGCCCACGTTCACGCATACTACGACTTGTAAAGATACCAAACACGTTATCAGCAGTATTGATCTTACTAATACCACCTGAAATATGACTATGATCAAATTCGATTTCTTCTACCGCAGCACGATTTAACTGACTGGCTGTTACAAACAATACGTTTAATTCTTTTGCCAAGTTACGCAATTCTTCACTAACATATTTGTCTTTGACAAACAAATCGCTGGGACTTACTTTTGCGCTTACGGGCATAATCAAATCAAGATAATCGATACATAAAAAATCTACTTTTACTCCAGTTTGTATTTGTAGTTCTTTACAATATGCTCTGATATCGTTTACTGTGCTTTGTGCTGGCATATATTTGATTCTAAGTTTACCTGCCTTCTTTGCTGCCATTTTAACTTTCATTTCAACATTGTCAATATCTTTGAAAATGTCCCTACTAGCAGTTTGTGTCATCATACTATCGATGCGCAACGCACAAAGACCTTCACTTAATTCTAAGGTTATATATGCACCATTTAAGCCTGATTGTGCCCAGTTAACAGCAAGATTTTGCATAAACAAACTTTTACCAGAACCTGAGCCACCAGCAAAGATTTGTAATTCACCACGATTGAACCCACCATATAGTTTCTTATCCATGCTAGGCCAGCCTGTACTGTTTTGTCCATTGCTGCTTTTAAGTGCCATTAATCGACCACGAGGATCGTCAAAATAGTCAGTACCCATGTCACGTTGTAGACTAATTTGCACAGCATCTTTGATTAGTTTTTCTACTGGATCATATTCACCTTTTTCTAATAAGTCGGCTGACTTTAAAATAGCCCTTTCAAGTTCTTGTCGTTTAGTAAATGCCTCAAATTCTTCTAAGAACCACTCATAATGTCCATCATCTAAATCATCTACAGTTTCAATAGTTTGACCTGTTGTTGCCTTAATTTGATTTGGTTCTGGCATAACATTATATTTTTTACTGTGGTCAACAATAAAATCTGCTACTGGTCGCAATGTGCGATCAAAGTTTTTTGGATTCATGATATTCATAACACGAGTATATAACTCAGCGTTTGTAACCATCATACGTAAAAACAATGTTTGTACTTCGACATTATAATCGTTTAGCAATTTCTTTTTTCCTCATTTCAATCTTTATCTTACTGCTAGTTTCATTTTGCAGTATACTTAGCATAGTTGCTACTTTGCCATATTTTACTACAGCATCATTAACATCTTTAACGTTCCAGTCTGGCAAACTAACACTAAATCCTAATTCTAATGCTCTATCGCAAATTTCTAACCCAGCTTTGTCTTGATCAGGCACAACGATAATCTTTCTATTAAGATTTTTTAGTAATGTAGCCTGTTCTTCACTGATTGAATTATGCGTTAATGCACATCCATTAATACTCAATGCGTCAAATATACCTTCGACTACTATACAAAATTGATAATCACTTTTTTGTAAATCATAACCAAACAAATATCCTGATTGTTGTTCACTTATAAACTTAGGTTTTCTGTCATCTAAAAATCTACTTGTATGACCAACAATTTTATTTTCATGTGTAAAGGGTATGATAACTCTATTACTGTTACGTCCTTCAGCATTTGGTGTTACTAAGAAGGGATATTCGCTAATAGTTATGCCACGTTTTTGTAAATAATCAACGTATACTTTGTGATTTATATTGTTTACATCAACTAATTCACCCTCAGGTAATTTCATTTCTTTGAACTTTACCTTTTTCTTTTCACGTTTTTTATTAGTAAAGTCTAACAAATCTTTGTGTTGTAAACTTTCAAAATTCCATTTAGTAATTTGATCACTGTCTATACCACACCAAGTTAATAATAATTTAGTGTTTTTAGTTAATGATTTACCTAATACAAATCCACATTTGAAGTTACAATTAAAGCAATGATATGTCCATTTGTTTGGCCCGTCAGTTATTACCCCGCCTCGCATACGACGGTCTGCTTTGTGTCCACGATTAACACAACAGGGGGCGTTAAAGCTTTGCCAACCACTACTAGTTGATTTCTTTTTGCCAGGAATAATAGATAATATCTCAAACATCTAGATATTATAACTTGTTGAAATACAAATGTAAAGTTATCTGGCGTAAATATTGGACAAAATATCAAAGCCGTTTGCAATATTATTAGCGTTTGCTTCAAATGCCACTTGTACAAACGGATAGAATCCTTCAATTACATACCCAAGAGTATTGGTAATATTAGAATATGTATATGAAGTAATTGGTGCCCAATCTCCGTTACCTGTGCAGCTACCTAAAATTGCTACATTGCCTGTGTATTGATAATATTCCATTTGTAAAGTTAATATTGGGTTATTATCATTTGTAATTACACTGCTATGCCATACAGTATTTCCTGCACCAAACATAGGTTGGTCATTAGAATTGAAAGTATATGGACCATCTAAACCTGGAATGCCTTGAGCAGATGGTATAGTAACCTTTAATGAAGGAACCACACTTGGCAATATAGCATTTACAATAGCTAAATCGCCTCTTGCCTGTGCAGCTTGATCAACGTATACAGGGAAGTTCATGGTACCATCTTGTGATGGGATAGACAACGTGTAGAAACATTGTTGCGCATCTACAGGTACCAATGTACTTGAATTTAAATTAAGTTGCATTATACCGTTAGCTGGATATACCGAATCTAATGATTGTTGAAATAATATAGTGCTACCAGTTTGATCTATTGCTCTAAAAGTTATTTCAAGTCCAGTTACATCTACAGGTTTCTGATCTTGATTTAAGAATTGAAATTGTAATTGATTGTCTACACCTTTACTTAGGGTGAGAGGTTTTGAATAGACTGGCATAAATCTCCTTGGCGACGGTCCTGATAGGACAACAACAATGTTTCGTTGAATATATAAAAATACCGCTGTTGTATACACTGATGATGCTCCTTGACAGTATTTATTCAGATAAAATATTATGTATGGGTAAAAAAGAGTAAATAAGCATAACAATGGTTGACAAAGATTTTTTTACAAAATTAACTGAAAATCACCCGTTTATCACGGTCTGCTCCTACGCCGGTCAAGACTATGTAGGAATTGTACAGAATCGTGATGACTTAGTAACTACAATTTATGATTATGGCAGTATTGTAGACAGCAATGTTAAAGAAAAATTCCTAAAATTAGGGGATTGCTGGTGGTGGGAAAGCAATAGAACCATACCAATTAATCTATTTCTAAAAAGTGAATGGGATCCATTTAAGATATATTTGCGTACTTTTGCGAACAAAAGTTTAGTGATTATTCATGGCCCTGTTACTAGCATTAGTGAAATCAGCAAACGCCGTATTAAACGTAAGAGCATTACCCTAGTTAAACGTATGCCCTGAGTCTAATAGATTCATATGCACAACTACAAGATGTGCATAGGCCACAGCATGACTACGTTTAAAACTATAAGTTCCGTCTTCTTTATCCCAGATAGTTTCACTTATTTCTTTAAAGGGTCTACCAATCAAGTGCTTTTTAGCGGGTCTAATAGCTGCTAAAAACATAGCTAGTCTAGGAATACTATTGATAGGTTCTGGCATACGCTTAATAGACTGATAATGATTGCTTAAATGTATAAGTTTTTCTACAAAGATTGGATCATTTAATCTAGCCCAATTGGGTTCGCGCATTAATTCTAATAAATGTTCTTCGCTTTTAACTTGTTCATAAACATGCACATTCAACAAGTCTAGTTTAAAATATCCACGATCTTCTGCTTCTTTATAGTCTATCGATGCCATGTTATTTACAGAATCATAGGGTATTTCTGTAATATGCACACCTGTTGCATGTTTTCTAATTGGATCTACTTTACGCATACTGGCAGGGATATGTTTAATCTTTTCTAAGATTAAATCACGATTACCAAAGTCAATGTCTACGTCACTATCGATTCTCATCGAGGTTGAACCAATCCTGCTTTCATTAATTTCATATATGCACGTTGCACAACAATTGCCTGATGTTCTGCGTCATCAACAGCCTTATGACTGGTAACGTGCTTTTCATCTTTAAGACTTACACCTGCAACTTCATATAGTGTACGTGTGTCGCGCATAGTCCAAAAAGGCCAAGGTATGGGGTTTGGCTTGTCGCTTGTTTGTCGCCATGCATGTTCCATAACTACTAAGTCAAATGGCGCGCCATTACTCCATACTGCTCTGCGATTCCAACAAAACTTGTAAAGAATTTCCATGCAATCTTTAAATGGTTGTCGATCACGATCACCCATAGCCTCTTCAATTGATTCGGGACTTTGTTCACCCCACCAACGTAGTGTGTCATCATTGATACTACGATTGTAGATTTCAGTTTGATCTTCAATTGTTGGTCGTAGTTCTAATCTTTCTGCGATACCATTGCCCTTAGGGTCAAAACGCACAGCACCGATAGTTAAGATAACACAATCAGGCGTTGTGTTCAAACTCTCAAGGTCAATCATAATATCATTAGCCATGTTTATCCAAACTTTAATATAAAAAATATATATTTTTTCTCGTCAACAATTTCAAACTTATCTGTAATGTTGCCGTCTAATATGTTCATTTTGAATCCGTAATTTTCTTTTACGTATT